TCGGCCGGGGGACGGTGTTCGTCCCGGAGCTGGAGGTGGAGGCCTACCGGAAGACCGGGTGCCGGGACGTGGTCGGGGTGCCGAACCAGGTCCGGGGGATCACCGCGACCCGGAACTGGATCCTGGACGCGACCCCGGAGCGGCGGGTGGTCTTCGTGGACGACGACGTGAAGGCGGTCGGGTGGGTCGAGTTCCACCACCACTACAGCGTGACCCGCCGGCTCAAGGCCGCGGAAATGGTGGAGGAATGGCGCAAGCTGTTCGAGCTGACGGAGGCGCTGGGCTACCGGGTGTGGGGGGTGGCCACGGAGTCGGGGGCCCGCAGCACCTACCCCTACCGGCCCTTCCTGTGGCATACCTACATCACCGCGTCCTGCATGGGGATCCTGAACGGGACCGGGCTCCGGTTCGACGAGTCGTTCCCGGTGAAGGAGGACTACGAACTGGGGCTCCGGGCGCTCAAGGAGGACGGGGGGGTGGTGGGCGCCCGCTACCTGTTCTGGATGAACGAGCACTGGCGCCAGGCCGGGGGGTGCAGTGACTACCGGACCCAGGCGATGGAGGAGGACGTCATCCGGCGGCTGATGCAGATGTACCCGGGGTACGTCCGGAGGATCGAGCGACGGGAGTCGGACTACGGCATCCGCCTGTTCTTCTGAGGGGAGCGGGGGTGGGGCCAGCGGTCATGCCGGGACGGTGCGCCTTCCCAGGGTGCGAGTGCCACACGCGGGAAGAGAAGCGTGTGCTGACACCGTTCCCCCTGGGGCTGGGGCCCGCCTACTGCTGCAACGAGTGCGCGGTCGTCCCGTTCCTGGTGCGGGAGGGGCAGGGGGGAGATGAGTAAGCAGCGGAAAGGAAGGGCCCCGGCGGGGGATGGCGCCCCCGGAGGGGGGGAGCAGGAGAAGGAGAAGGGCAAGGGCGGGAGACCCTCCCGGCTGGAGACCGAGCCGAAGGTGGTGGCCGTGTTCCTGCAGGCCATCGGGATCGGGAGCTACTTCGAGCCTGCCGCCTGGGCCGCCGGCCTCCACCCTGACACGGTGCGGAACTGGATCGAGCGCGGACAGGAGGAGGGGGGGGGACCCTACGTCGAGTTCTTCGAGACCTATAAAAAGGCCGAGGCGACTGCGGAGATCACGGCCTTGGCCAACGTCCGCGCCCGCACGCTGAACTGGCAGGCCGCGATGACCTTCCTGGAGCGCCGCTACTGTCACCGGCCGGAGTCGTGGGCGCGCCGGGATCGCCAGGAGCATACCGGGGCGCAGGGGGCGCCCCTGCCGGGCCCGGCCGTGGGGGTGGTGGGGGGGGCCGGACCCAAGTACGTGGGGGGGCTCCAGGAAGCCCACCGCCTGCTGTATGGGGGAGGGGACGGGAAGGGGAAGACGGACGGGAAGGATGGGGGGGATGGTGCAGGCTGATGAGTGTGGTCCGGATCGAGCGCCCCCCCCAGACGGACGAGGAGCTCTGGTGGTACGTCAAGGTCCTCTGGGGGATCGAAATTCCGCGCGCGCGGGTCTGTCCGGGCCATCGGGCACCCTTCGAGGCCTTGGCAGACGCGTACTTCGCCCGGTTTCCGGTAATCGTGTGCAAGGCCTCCCGGGGATTCGGGGGGAAGACCACCCTGCTCGGGACGCTCACGCTGACGGAAATGGTGGCCCTGGGCGCCCAAGTGACCGTGCTCGGGGGATCGGGGGTCCAGTCGAAGCGCATCCTGGCGGAGAGCCAGGAACGGTGGGGGAGCCAGGGCGCGCCTCGAGGACTCCTGATGACGGAGCCGGGGGCGCAGACCACGCGGCTCCGCAACGGCGCCTCGGCCACCGCGCTGATGGCTTCCCAGCGGTCGGTCCGTGGGCCGCACCCCCAGCGCCTCCGGATGGACGAGTGCGACGAAATGGAGCTGAAGATCCTGGACGCCGCCCTGGGGCAGCCGATGGCGGAGAAGGGGATCCCCGCCCAGATCCTGCTCAGCTCGACCCACCACAACCCGGCCGGCACCTTCACCGAGATCCTGAAGCGGGTGAAGGAAAAGGGGTGGCCCCTGTACGAGTGGTGCTATCGGGAGACCATGGCCCCGCACGGGTGGATCGCCGCGAGCGAGGTGGAGCGCGCCCGGGCGAGCATGCCGTCAGGGATGTGGCAGACGGAGGTGGAGGGCCAGGAGCCCACGGCCGAGGGGCGCGCCTTCCTCACCGAACTGGTGGACGCCTACTGCGACCCGGACCTGGGAGAGCGGGAGGGAGGGGACGGGGAGTACTGCGAGTTCGAGCCGCCGGAGCCCCTGGCCATCTACGCCACCGGGGCGGACTGGGCGAAGGAGCAGCACTGGACCGTGATCACCACCTACCGGGCGGACATCGAGCCCTGGCGCCTGGTGGCCTTCGAGCGAATGCAGCGCCTGGCCTGGCCGTACATGGTCAGCCGCCTGGGGGTGCGCGCGAAGCGGTTCCCGGGCCTGGCCGCGCACGACGCCACCGGCGGCGGGAATGTGGTGGCCGACCTGCTCCGCCAGGAAGAGATCATGGCGGAGGACGTGATCATGGTAGGGAGGGGCCGGCAGGACCTCTTCACCGAGTATGTGGCGGCGGTGGAGAATCGGAAGCTCCGGGCGCCCCGGATCGCCTTCATGCACGGGGAGCATCGGTACTGCGCGAACAAGGACCTGTACGGGGCCGGGCACCCGCCGGATTCGGTGGTGGCGGGGGCGCTGGCCTGGGGCCTCCGGAACAGGATTCCCCGCGGGTACGCGCCAGCGGGGGTCGGGGCCCGGACGGCGCATCAGGGGCCGCATGGATGAGGGCGACGTGAGAAGACTGGGGCTGGTGCTCGGGCGCCTCGTGTTCACGGTTGTCACCCAGGCCCATGGGGCGCCCTTCCTCGACGGGGCCAGGGGGGAGGTCACGAGCGGCCGGTGCTTCCGTGGGGTGGCAGTCCATTTGGCTCCCTGGAGGAAGGACCGCTACGGGGACCGTCTGCCCGCGCTCGCGCTCGTCCTGGGATGGCTGGAGGGGAGGGCCGCATGATCGAGCAGGTCCTCATGTACCGCTGCGACTTCTGCCCGAGGATGGCGCAGGTGCCCTACCCAGTGGCGCTCTTCGCCGATGCGGTCCGGCCCTGGCCGCCCGACGGCTGGACCGTGGTCGGGGAGAAGATCGCCTGTCCCGCGCATCGCGTGGAAGTGCGCAATTCGCCAACAGAGGGGAGCGCATGATCGGCGCCAACTTCCTCCGGGCCCTGGCGGGGCGGGAACCGCCGCGGGCCAAGACGATGGAGGTGGTCCCCCGGGTGGGGGAAATCTCCGGGAACGACTCGGGGTTCCTGGGCCGATGGATGCCGACCCGGTGGAACCCGGATGAACTCATCACCCGCCGGGGGATGCGCTGGTACGACAAGATCCGCCGGGATGATGCCGTCAAGGGGGCCATGACGTTGAAGAAGGGCGCCGTGCTCTCCCCGGGCTGGGAGCTGACGCCGGCGCCCGAGGATCCCGGAGGAGAGGAGGTGGTCGAGTTCATCGAGTACGTCCTCGACCACATGGAGCCCCTCTATGGCAACCTCGATGATCACCTCCTGCAGATCCTCACCGCCCTGGACTACGGCTTCTCCATTACCGAGATCGTGTGGCGGACGATCGAGGAGCCGCCCTACAATGGCTGGTGGGGGCTGCGGACGCTGAAGCCGCGCAAACCCCATCGGTTCTGGTTCGACGTGGACCCGCACGACAACCTCCTGGCCGACGGGATCCGGCAGGATGAGAACAAGTACCCGGTGGAGAAGTTCCTCCACTGGGGCTACCGGCGGGAGTTCGGGAACTGGTATGGGCAGAGCGACCTCCGGGAGACCTACGAGTGGTGGTGGCTGAAGGACAACCTGATCAAGTGGAGCGCGATCTACGCCGAGCGGTTCGCGATCCCGATCGCCACGGGGACCTACCCGCAGGGGCATCCGGTCGCGGCGGACATCATCGCCTTCCGGACCATGCTGGAGAACATCCAGGCCAACACCAGCATGACCATGTCCGACGTCTTCAAGGTGGAGCTCAAGGAAGCCGTGGGCCGGGGGGCGGACGTCCTGGAGCGCCTGGTCAAGGCCGCCGACACGGGGATCGCCCGCGCCATCCTCATGCCCTCGCAGTTGGGGGTGACCGCCCAGCCCGACGTCGGGACCTACGCGCAGGCTCGGAAGCACTTCGACGTGCTGCTGATCGTGGTCCAGGACATCCAAAACGACATCGCCCGCCAGGTGGTCCGGCAACAGCTCATCCGGCGCCTCGTCTTTGCCAACTACGGCGAACGCCCGCTGCCGCTCTTCGAGTTCAAGCCGCTCCAGGAGGAAGACGAGAACCGGCTCTTCACCATGTGGCTGGCCGCCGTCACGGCCGGGGTGGTGGACACGACACCCCAGGACGAGATCCACATCCGGGAGATGACCGACTTCCCGGAGCGCACGGAGGAGGAGATCCAGGCCGAGCGGGATCGCCTCGAGGAGGAGGCGGCCGCGGCGATGGAGGCCCAGCGGCAGATCGCCGAGCAGGACAAGGAGCCTCCCAAGGGGCCTGGGGAGGAGGAGGAAGACGAGGACGACGACGAGGATCAGGGGAGGGGGAACGGGAAAGCGAAGGTCAAGGCAGCGGGATGGGCGCCTCCGCCCCACGGGCGCTTCGTCCGGCGGGTCCGGAGCCGCGGGTATGACTTCAATCCCGACCAGCCGCGGGATCCCGATACGGGAGAGTGGACGGACGCGGGAGGAGGTGGGGGCGGCGCTGGAGCGAAAGGAGAGAAGGCAGGCGAGGAGGGGGACACCGGAGGCAAGGCCCCCGCCATCCAGCGGACCCCCGGGGCGCGCCTCAAGGTGGGGAAGGCGCTCTCCACGCCGGGGATCCGGGACCGTCTCTCCCATGGGAAGTCGGAGAAGGTGAAGACCCTGGGCGGCGGGGTGAGCGAGTCTTCGGTGGTCTACCTGGAGGGCGACACCAAGGCAGTCTTCAAGCCGCAGGAGGGGGAGCCCCCCCGCATCCGGGCCCAGATCCCGGATGGGACGGCCTACCGGCGTGAAGCGGCCGCCTCCGCAGTAGCAGAGATCGGGGGGATGACCGACATGGTGCCCGCCACCGTCATCCGGAAGATCGAGGGGAAGAAGGGGTCCGTCCAGCTCTTCGTGCCCGGCGCAAAGACGGGCAAGCACTACTTCGCCACCGGAGAACGGTCAAAAGCCTTCGATGGACTGAATGATCTGGCCCGGGCGGCCGTGTACGACCACTTGATCGGGAACACGGATCGCCACTACGGGAACTGGCTGATCCGGGGCAACGGCAAGATGGCGCTGATCGACAACGGCCTGTCCTTCCCTGTCCAGAAGGGGGGATGGGGGAACCGGCAGCTCCTGGCGGAGGCGAACGCCCGATACGGCGCCCTGGAGAGCGGGGGGTGGTCGAAGGCCCCGGAAGTGGTCAAGGCCCGCAAGGCCTGGGTGGGGAAGTGGCCCCAGATCGAGCGGGCGATGAAGAGGCACAAGATGGAGCCGCAAGCCATCAAACTGGCGAAAGCGCGGTGGAAAGAGATCACCGCCGGGCTGCCGACATGACGCACGAGGTCCGCTTCTGCACCCTGGATGAAGAGACCGGGGACGAGGTCGAAGTGGGGCGCCTCCAGGTCAAGAAAGGCGTCCTCGTCGCCACCCCGGCCGACCAGCCGATGCTCGAGCAGATCCTCGATGAGGAGGTCACGGTCCCGGATGAGAATGGGGACCCCGAGACCTTCCGGGCGACCAAGGATCCCGAGGCGTTCCTGGACGCGCTGATGATCCACTACCGCTCGCCGTACCTCCGCGCCTGCCAGCCGGAGAAGACGGAGAAGAGCAGCGCGGCCTATGCCCGGGAGCCCACCCCCTTCGAGCAGAAGGTGGACTTCGCACGGGTGGAGGAGGGGCAGGACGCCCTCCAGACGGAGGGCAAGACCCGGCTGATGGAGGTCCTGGAGCGGATGCGGGAGGCCCTCCTGGGGGTGGTGGGGAAGCGCCTGGAGGCGGGAGAACTCACGACGACCTGGGTGCGGAACCTGGACCTCAAGTTCAAGGGGGAACTGCAGCGCGTGACCCGTGAGATCCTCGCCGAAGGGTACCGCCTGGGGAGCCGGGAGAGCGGGAAGATGCTCCGGGAGAAGCGCCTCCAGGTCCGCCTGGTCCCGGGGATCCCGCCGGAGAAGGCCCTGGCGTTCTTCGAGCAGAAGGCGTTCTACATCACCGGGGTGGTCAAGGACCGGCTGCTCACCGGCGCCCGGAACCTCCTGTACAATGGGATCAAGAACGGCACGCCCAGCACCGGCGTCATTCGGGAGCTCAAGGAGCTGTTCGACGAGTATCTGGGGGATCCCACCGCGATCGCCCCGGGCAAGGAGGAACAGGCCCAGCCCTACCGGCTGGAGACCATCCTCCGGACGAATGTCACCGAGGCGTATAACGAGGGGCTGAAGGACGGGGTGGACGAAGAGGTGGAGTCCGGCTTCGTGATTGGGTTCCTCTACAGCGCCATCATCGACGGGCGGCAGACCGAGGTGTGCGACTTCCTGGATGGGAAGATCCTCCGGCCGGACACCGAAGACACCAACGCGCTGACGCCCTCGAATCACTTCAACTGCCGGTCGATCCTGATCCCGGTGACGAAGGACGAGGGGCCCGTGACCTTCATCACGGCGGCGCAGATCGGGCGGGCGCTCGGCCTGAAGCCGAAGGGGTTCTGATGCCAGCGGAGAACCTGAACATGAGGGCCCGGCTCCGGACCGAAGGGCTCCTCGGCTACCTCGAGAGTCTCCGGGAGGCGATCCGCAGCGGCCGGCGGGCCACCATGGCCTTAGTCTACGAGGCCCAGCGCTTTCACGAGGGCGGCCTAATCCAGCGGCCCGAGGCGATCCACCTCAACCCGTGCGTGGTGGAGCCTCTTGCCGAGGGTCGCCCCGATAGCCAGGTGGAGTGGCACCACCCCACCCCGGGGCGCCAGGACTGTCCGGTCTGCCGGGAGCTGCCAAGCAACCCTGTGGACGATATCCGCCAGGGAGTCGAGCGGGTCCTACACCGGGATGAGTTCGGGCCGCAGGGGACCGATCTCGGCCCGCAGTGGATCCCGAACCCCGTCCGCCAGCGCATCAACTGCCACACCTTCGGGCACGGTGCTCCGGCGGGTCACACATGCACCTGCGGGAGGGGGCCCTGGTGTGCTTGCGGCTTCTGCCGAGCCTGTCAGGGGGTGGATTTGGGCATGCCCTTCCCGATCGGTGTCGCGCTAGAGGCCGCGCTGGCGGGCGCCACGGTCGCCATCCGGTTGGAACCGCGGCTGGCGGACTTCCCGATTCCAATCGGCTCCGACTCCCCGCTCCGCTGGGGGATCCACTCCATCTTGTCCACTGGGGATGCGCCCGAGACCCGCGCGGCGGCCCCAAGCTACACGGTCGAGACGGCTGCTCTGGAGGCGATCCGAGAGGTGATGGCACCGGCCGAGCTCCTGGAGCCGGAGGCGGACCGGGCCCGGGCGCTGATTCTCGCCAGCTACCGCCCACTCGAGGGCCCGACGGCGGCCTGCAGCGCCTGCCCGGCGTTGGTACCGCCCGAGGAGCTCTGGGTGGGGAAGAAGTCGGGGATCGCCCTCTGCGATCCCTGCATGACCAAGTGGGAGAAGGCCGGGCGCGCCCGGCGGACGGGGGAGTTCTGATGGCCAGGAGGGTCCCGAACCTTCTCCTCCGCTGCGCGTTCTGCTACCACGTGGCCACGATGTATGCCTCGGCGACCGAGCAGGCGAAGCCGGGCATCTATGAGTGCCCCGCCTGCAAGGGACCGATGACCGAAATGACTCTGGTCGGGCGAGTCTGATGGGGCGCATCACGGGAGAGATTTCGGTGAAACTGACGCTCCACGACCTCGAAGCGGAGCGGGCCGTCTCGCTGGTCCGGGGGATCGCCGGAGTCGTTCACGAGAACGGGGGGGCGCTGAAGATGGAAGGCGCCGGCCTCCCGACGCCTATCCAGAGGGCCTTGGGGGTGCTTCCGTCCCACAAGGCACTGCCTCCCCCACTTGGACCGCACCGGGGACGGTCGCAGGCCGAAGTACTGGCCCTCACCGTCCAAGCCTATGAGGCCTCCGGGCGGAACGCGAGGGCAGCCGCCAAGACCCTCGGGATCGCGTTGCCGACGACCTATACCCGGCTTCGGATGGCCCGCCGGCAAGGGTTGATTCAGGGGGAGGCGGGTGCGGGAGCCAGTCGAGATGGCCAGAGCTGAGATCGAGTGCGTCCGGGTGGAGGTCGGTCGGCACGGCTGGAATGCCCGCTTCCACCTCCGGGGCGCTGGGGGCGCGCGAGGGGTAGTATCGCTGACCCGGTTGATCGAGCGGCCATGTGTGGGGGGGCGCTACCTACTGGTGGTCTCAGGACCATCCACGGAGGGGGGAAATGCGACGGAGACTTGAGCACGCCAAGGGGATCGCCCTCGTCGCCGGCCTCTGCCTAATCCTGGCCTGGTGGGCGACACCGAGGCCGGGAAGGTACACGGATGGATCCCCCTGGGTCGGGCTCGGGCCGCAAGCCGTGGAGGCCGCCCACCGCAGCCTGCTGGTTGACCTGCCGCAGACCAGCGCGGACGGGACCAACCTGGCGGACCTCGCGGGGGTGCGATTCTACGGCGCCAGCGCGAGTCCCTGCCCGCCTGGGGCCCCATCGACCTGGCCAGCGGGCGCGGCCACGCTGATCGGGACGGTGCCGGCAGCGGCGCCGGACCCTCCCGTGGGCGCCACGGCCGCCCTCCCTCTGACCAACCACGCTCTCACGGGGTTCGCCTGTGCGACGGCTTTCGATACCTCGGGGAATGAGTCGCCGGCGAGCAACACCGTGGGGATCCCGGACATGATCGGGCCGACCGTGAGCATCACCTTCCCGGCGGGAGGCGCCACGGTGCAGGGGATCCTGACCGTCACGGCGAACGCCGCGGATGCCGTCGGGGTGGTCGGGGTCCAGTTCCGGCTCGACGGGGTCAACCTCGGAGCCGAGGACACGACCACGCCCTACAGCGTGGCCTGGGATACCCGAACGGCGGCGAATGGGGCGCACACCCTGACCGCGATCGCGCGGGACGCGGCGGGCAACACGACCATCTCGGCAGGGATCGCCGTGACCGTGGCGAATGACGTCACGGGCCCGGTGCCTCCGAGCGGGCTGCGGGTGCAGTAGTGAAGGGACCCCTGGCGCTCTTCCTGGTTCTGGCCCTGGCCAGCCCGGCCCTCGGAGCGGAGCAGAGCTTCTCCTGGGACCCCGCCCCGGGGGCCATCGGGTACCGGCTCTACTACTGCGTCCAGGGGAACAGCTGCTGGCGGTACGAGGACCTCCGCAACTGGAGGCTCTACGTGGAGAAGGCCGAGCCGCGCGTCACCGTCCGATTCACCCGCCCGACCTGGTGGCTGGCGGCGAACGTCTTCCCGGGGGCGGAGTTGCGGCGGTTCGGGGTCTACTGGTACACGCGGCAGTAGGGAGAGACCCATGACAATCCGAGAGCGGTACTGGGCCTGGGTGAACCGCCGGCAGACGGCGCAGATCGAGCGGGGCGCCCTGGCGGTGGACCGCTTCGTGCTGTACGTCAGCATCTACGGACGACGGCTGCCGATCCGCTTCGTCCCCCGGGAGGACGAGGCCCCGGCCTTCTTCCGCCAGTTCGTGATCCCCTGGGCCTTCGGGACCGGAGGGGTCTTCTCCCACCAGGGGCCGTATCACAGCCCGGGCGGGCCTGCTCCCCTGCACCGGCCCCACATTGAGGTGCTGCGCCACCGGGACATCGTGGCCGTGGAGATCATCGCCCCGGACGACGCCTACCGGGAGCGGCTCGACCAGGTCCTGAAGCGACTGGTGGACGAGACGCGCGCCGCGATGGAGGCCGAGCAGGTGGCCCAGCAGGCGGCGCACTTCACCCGAACGTTCCAGGCGACGGTGGAGGCCCACAAGGCGCTGGAGCGGGGAGACCAGGATCCCAAGGGCTCGGGGTAGGGGGAGGGGGGGGACCATGGGCAGCCCACGCAGAGCAGGACGAGACCCGAGAACGGTGCGGCCCCCAGAGCCGCCGGTCCACGCCGAGCCGCCTCCGCTGAAGGCGCCGGTGGCGGTCGAGGGCACCGTCCAGGCGGAGGTCACCCGGGCGGCGCCGGCCTCGCCGGCGAAGAAGATTTACATGTGCTATGGTCACCCGGGGATCACCCGGGAGCTCACCGCAGAGAACCTGATCCTGAACGGCCCGCCGTTCTGTACGCAGTGCGGGATCCGGATGGCGGAGGACATCACGGGAAAGCTCTAGGCCCGGCGGAGTGCGCGAGTCGCGGGGGTTCGCTGATGCGCCCCAAGCTCTACAAGGAGAAAGAGACCGTCGAGATCCTCGGGGTCGAGGTGTTCGCCACCGGCACCCACAACGGCGACGCCTACGACGTGGGGGACCTGGAGCAGATGGTCGGTGCGGCCGAGAAGGTCGGCTTCGAGGCACCGCTCAAACTCGGCCACATGGCGGACGACGACACGGCGGCCCTCCTGAAGAAGGAGGGAATGCCCGCCTTCGGGTGGGTGCGGAACCTCCGGGTGCAGGGGAAGAAGCTCCTGGCCGACTTCATGGAGGTCCCGAAGCGCCTGGGGGACCTCATCAAGAAGGGGGCGTACCGCCGGGTGAGCGCCGAAATCTACTGGAACTTCACGAAGGGGAAGGATGTCTTCCCCCGCGTACTCAAGGCCGTCTCCCTCCTGGGGGCGGAGATCCCCGCGGTCACGGACCTGGCCGGGATCGAGGCGCTCTACAAGAAGCTGGGGATCGACCAGAAGGGGAAGGACGAGGCCGGGGAGTTCCGCGCCTACCTGAGCGAGGCGCCGATGTGGGGCGGGCTCCAACTGAAGCACAAGGACGACGTCGCCTACCGTCTCTCGGATGGGACCCTCGAACGGTGCGGGACCTGCCGCTTCTACGCCGGGAACGCCGAGCTGGGAGCGGTCGGGATGTGCAACCTGGTCCACGGGGAGATCGCGGCCGAGGCCATCTGCGACCTCTACGAGCCCCGGGAGGCCTTCGTGTTCCCGGGCGGAGTGGAGGAGGGGGAGACGGCGGCGGCCAAGAAGAAGAAAATGCCCAAGGTCTATACGATCGAGAAGCGCGGAGACGAGTGGTGCCTCGTGGCCAAGGGGGGCGGGGAAACCCTCGGGTGCCACGGCAGCGAGGCCGAAGCCCAGGCCCAGGAAGCGGCGATCAAGGCGAAGAAGGGGGACTACGGCCAAGACGAGAAACTCGTGCTCTGGATGAGCCGGGAGGCGGTCGAGCGGCACTGCCCGGAGTGCGCGAAGAAGATGGCCTTCGCGGGGATCAAGGCCCTCAAGATCACCTACGATCCGGCGACCAAACTCTACGCCGGCTTCAGCGAAGGCCTCTGCACCAAGTTCGCTCCGGGAGCCGGGTTCCGGACCCGGTGCATGGACTCGACTCTCGGCACAGCGGCCGACGAGCCGGGAGCGATGTGCAACGCGCTCAAGACGTGGTGTTTCGACAACGGGTACCTGGAGAGCAAGGAGTCAGAGGGCCAGGGGGCAAAGTCCCTTGGTGAAACGGCCGGCGGCGCCGGCGCTGCCCATCCCCCAGTGGGTGAAGGGGCGCAAGTGATGGAGCCCAAGGACAAGGAGATCGTAGAGTTGAAGGCGAAGATCGCCGACCTGGAGGCCAAGCTCACCAGCGAGCGGGCGAACGCCTCGGCCGCTATCATGGAGCTGCCGGCCCTCAAGCAGCAGCTCACCGAGGCCCAGGACGAAATCCGGAAGATTCGCACCGACCGGCGGAGCGACCGGATCAAGGCCTTCGTGGCCGACATGGTCCGGCAGAAGCGGATCGTCCCGGCGATGGCCGGGGACCTGGCTCGCGACCTCGAGCACTGCGACGACCAGAAGGTGCTCACCTTCCAGGTGGACCTGAAGGACGTCAAGCAGACCCAGCTCGAGGCCCGGATGGCGTTCTACCAGAAGCAGCCGGCCCTGCCCCAGTTCTCCGAGAAGGAACTCACCCGCGGCGAGGGCGGCGGGCACGCGGAGGGGGACCCCGAGCCGACCGACGTCAAGTCGGAGGTCCACCGGAAGATCGTGAAGTACCAGAACGAGCACGGGGGTCCGGCGAAGATGGTCTACAAGGAGGCCTTCGACGCCGTCATGGCGGCGGACCAGGACCTCAAGGAGCGGTACGCACTGGCAGGGCGCTAGGCGCTCAGCCTGACCGTCTGATACTGCCCGAAGTGGCGCCATAGGACCGAGACATGGCCGAGAAGGGGATCATCGCCCTGCCCCACGCGCTGGTGGCTGGCGCCGACCTGAGCGCGGCCCAGTACGCGCCCGTGGCGATTGACGCCAATGGGGAAGTCGTGCTGGCGAACGTGCCCGGCGACAACTACATCGGCGTGACCGAGGGGAAGCACAAGCTCGACGACCACTGCACCCTGACCTTTCACGGCGTCACCAAGGGCCGCGTGGGCGGCGCCGTCACCCCGGGCCAGTACCTCACGGTGCAGTCCGGGTGGTTCATCGGAGGGAACAAGGGGACGTTCAACAACTCCCTGTGGACCAACCAGGGATCCCTGACCAAGCTCGTGGCCCAGAGCCTGGCGACCGTGGCGTCGGGTGGGATCGCCACCATCCACGCGTTCCCGCACCCGACGATGGTGGCGAGCGCCTGAACCGCCGTCTGGCCGAGTGCCGATAAGGGATTAGAGCGATGCGAGTCGTGAAGCTCGTGAACCCGGACGGCTCAATCACCGAGCTGCGCCGGTACGACGCGACGGGGCGGGACCTGCACATCGACGGCCCGCTCAGCAATATCCTGGTCAACTACCGGCCCGGCGGGTTCATCGCCGACCAGATCTTCCCCGAGGTGCCGGTAGGGAAGCAGTCCGACCTGTACTTCGAGTTCACCCAGAGCGACCTCTGGCGGATCCCGAACACCGTGCGCGCCCCGCTGACTGCGGCCAAGCGGGTGGACCTGAACGTCGCCAGCGCGACCTTCTTCT